CAGTCGCCACGGTTTTCGTTTGCCCCGGAAGAGTTTTCGAATTCTTCGGCTGAGGCGATCGAGTTGTCTGCCCAGGCGGGCATGCCGTTGGACGTGTGGCAGCAGGAAGCTTTGCGTTTGATGTTGGGTGAGACCGCTGATGGTGGGTGGGCTGCGTTCGAGTTTGGCCTGGTTGTGCCACGGCAGAACGGCAAGGGTGCCGTGTTGGAGGCGCGTGAGCTCGCGGGGTTGTTCCTCTTCGGTGAGGAGCACATTATCCATTCGGCGCATGAGGCTGGCACTGCGGCTGAAGCGTTCCTCCGGATGAAGAACCTGATTGATGGCACTGAGTGGTTGTCGAAGCGTGTGAAGAAGATGATCGAGTCTTCGGGTCGGCAATACATTTTGTTGAACTCGGGTCAACGGTTGTCGTATAAGACGCGCACGGGTTCGGGTGGTCGAGGGTTTTCTGCGCCGACAGTAATTTTGGATGAGGCACAGAATCTGAACTCGCAGCAGATCGCGGCGATCATGCCGTTGGTGTCAACGTTCGAACCGTATGCGCAGTTGATTTATGCGGGAACGGTGATGACTGGGGCTCGGACATTTCGCGGGATTGTGGAGCGTGGCCGTAAGCAGCTCGGGTCGCGGTTGGGTTACGCGGAGTGGTCTGCTGATGATGATGCTGACTCGGGTGATCCGGTGGCGTGGGCGGAAGCTAACCCGGCGTTGGGCATCCGAATTTCAGCCCAATACATTCAGGCGGAGTTCGAGTCTCTTGTGGCTGCGGGTGCTGAGTCTGAGTTTCGCCAGGAACGGTTATCAATTTGGCCTCCTGAGGATGAGATTGGTTCTGTCATTCCGGTGGCCGAATGGAACGCGGCGTTAGATCCGGAAGCAACACTGCCGGGGCCGGTGACGGTGGTGGGGATTGCTGTTGCCCCGAGCCGTGAGTGGGCGTCGGTTGGTGTTGCTGGGCGTCGTGATGACGGTTCCATTTATGTCGAAGTCATTGCCGATCAGCCGGGTGTCGACTGGTTGCTGCCGTGGCTGCTGTCTGATGAGCGCACATGGGCTGACCCTGAGTTTGTGATTGATCAGGGTGGGCCGACGATAACCATGCTGACCGTGTTGCAGGCGTCGGGGTTGCGGTTGCGGGTCACTGATACCGGCGACTACAAGGCGGCGTGTGCCGACTTTGTTGATCTGGTCCGCTATGGGCGGTTGGTGCATCGGGGGCAGGAGCCGTTGACTGCTGCCGCATATGGGGTGAAGGAGCATCGGGTTTCCGATTCGTGGGTTTATGCACGCCGCGATTCTGGTGTGCGTGTGTCGCCGCTTGAGTCGGTGACGTTGGCTGCTTGGGGGTTGACCCCTGCACACAAGAAGGAGTTCTTCATGCAGAACTTGAACGATTTCTGATGCGCCGCATTGGTCTGATTTTCCGGTGGTTGCGGGTCATGGACTGGTCGTACGTGTTCGAGTTTTTGGGCTTCGCTGCGGTCGCGATTGCGGTGGGTCATTTCGCTGGGTGGTGGTGGGCGTTGCTGCCTGCTGGTGTCTATTTCTTCTTCGTTGGTCGGGCTTTAGATCGGAGTAAACCGTGAGCTTTACGCGGCGCGCTTTAGCACCTGTCCCGGTGGAGTCTCGGGGAACGTTGGCGGGTCCGTGGGATGGTTCGGCGTTGCAGGTTCCTGCACCCACCTCGTCCGGGCGGATGTCTACGGCTGGGCAGAAAGTTGATGACGCATCCGCGTTGGGGGTTATTGCCCTGTTCGCTGGTGTCCGCATTATTGCGGATGCTGTTGCTACCACTCCGCTGCGAGCTGTGACGATTGCGGATGATGGCACAAGGGTGCCGGTGTTTCCGTCCCCCCCGCAGGTCACTAACCCGTTCATGGGTGTTTCCCTCATTGAGGGCATTTCGCAGATCGTTACGTCGCTGATTCTGCGGGGCAACGCTTACCTGTATGTGACTACGCGGGGTAAAGATTTCAAACCCACGAACCTGCGAATCCTGCACCCCGACCAGGTGGATGTTGGTTGGGGCAATGACGGGTTCCGTGTCTACAAGATCAACTCCAAGCGGGTGGATTCGTTTGACCTGATCCATTTAACCGGGTACATGCTCCCCAACGCACTGACGGGCGCGTCGGTCATTGAGTACTGCCGCAACGCCATCGGCATTGATATTGCGTTGGAAGATGTGGCCGGCCAGTTTTTCTCCAACGGCATCATGGCCTCCGGCATCATCTCAGTTGATGCACCGCTGACCGATGACCAGTCACGGCAAGCGGCCGAAATGTTCTCATCCCGTCACGCCGGATCAAACAGGGCTTTCAAGCCTGTCGTTCTTGGTGGGGGGGCGAAGTTCCAATCGATCTCGTTGACGTTGGAGGATGCCCAGTTTCTGCAATCCCGCCAGTGGGGCACACAGCAGATGGTCACCATGTTGGGGATCCCGCCGCATCTGTTGGGCATTGTCGATAAGACAACTTCGTGGGGTACCGGCATTGAGTCGCAGGGGCGCGCGTTCGTCGACTACACGCTGCGGACGTTTTATGTCCGCATCGGCAACATGTTCACCTCACTGCTGCCCAAAGGTGTGTTCTCGGATTTCATTACCGACGCGCTCACCCGGGCGGACACGGCCACCCGCTTCTCAAACTATGCGCTCGCACTGGGCGCCAACAACGGCATCGGGTGGATGAGCCCGAACGAGGTTCGAACCCTCGAAGGTTTGCCGAAGATCCCAGGCGGTGACACGTACTACGTGGCCGCAACGTCTATCTCTTCCACCGCTACCCCCTCCATTCCTGGTTCGGGCGCAATCATTCCTCCGACTGATCCGAGCACGGGAGCATCTAATGCCGATCCAAGCAACTAGGCGAATGGTCACTGATGGTGGCCTACAGTTCCGGTCCTCATCTGACGGGGTGACTGTAGAGGGGTACGCGTCGACCGCTAACCAGCCGTACGACATGGGTTGGTATTCGGAGACTGTTGCGTCGGGTGCGTTCGCGCGGACGTTGAAGTCTTCCCCGGATGTGCGGTTCCTGATCAACCATGACGGTCTGCCGTTGGCTAGAACGAATAAGGCGATGAAGGCTGCCGGCACAGCAACGTTGGAACTGTCGGAGGATTCCACTGGGTTGAATGTGCGGTCTGTGTTGGACCCGTCTGACCCGGATGTGCAGCGCATTGTGCCGAAGATGCAGCGCGGCGATTTGGATCAGATGTCGTTCGCGTTCGGGATTGTTGAGCAGGAGTGGTCTGAGGATCGTTCGAAGCGGCAGTTGCAGGAGTTGTCTCTTGCTGGTGGGGATGTGTCGATCGTCACATATCCGGCGAACCCGAATGCTGGGATTGCTTTGCGGATGCGTGAACTTGCGGCGGAGGATCCGGAGAAGCTGCGCACCCTGTATGGGGCGATCGCGGACGGGTCAGCTGTTGACGGTCTCACTGTGGAGACGACTGCCCGACTGATGAACCTGTTGGAGTCGTTGGGTACTGACGACCCGGCCTCAAGCTCGTTGGTTGACCTGTCGGACCTGATGCGTGCCGTGACCCCCACAGCGGAGGATGCACCGGTGGAAGAAGTAGAAGAAGCGATCGATGAAACCCTGCTGGGGCGTTCCGTTCGTGACATTCGTAACCTGATCGCCCTCGCGCGCAGGTAACCATAGCGACCCCGTAAGGCGGGGTTTTAGTTCGGCTCGGACTCAGACGCACCACTCAATCCGCCTCTAGATGCGGGTTGGCTCGGACGCAGAAGCACCACTCGGACAGTCCATATCCAAACGACTGGAAGGAGTGGCGCATGCCATCTCTCATTGAAACCATCGAGCTTCGCGTGGCGGAGATTGATAACGAACTTGACGTGATCGTCAAGCGTGCTGAAAAGGAAAAGCGCAACGTCACCGACGAGGAAAACACTCACGTCGAGACGCTGCTTGAGGAGCGTAAGGGCTCGAAGCGTCACCTGAAGAACGCTCAGGCGATCGCGGCTTCACGTTCGAAGCAGACCGCTTCGGTTGCGAAGATCGCAAAGCCTGAGAAGGCTGTCGCATCGTTCGAGACTGAGACTCACACTGAGCTGCGGTCGGACCCTTATGGGGCCGGACGTGAGCACTCCTACTGGATGGACCTGCGCGCAGCCGGCAAGAATGACTCTGCTGCGTCCGAGCGTCTGGCAGTGTCTGACAAGTACCGCGACGCACAGTTGGCTACCCGTGGTGAGGACTCGCGAGGGTTTGAATCTCGTGGTGAAACCACTGTTACTGGTGCTGGTGGAGAGTTCAACCCGCCGCTGTGGGCTATTGATCAGTGGATCAAGCTTGCACGTCCGGCGCGCACTTTCGCTGACGTTGTGCAGAACCTGCCGCTGCCTCCCGGTGTTTCCTCGATCAACCTGCCGAAGGTTATGACGGGTACCGCTACGGCTACGCAGACCACCCAGAACACTGGTGTGAACGTTCTCGATATGACCACGGGGAGTGTGTCGGACTCGGTTCACACTGTTGCTGGTGGCGCGGTGTACTCGCTCCAGTGGGCGGCACAATCCCCGATCCTTGTTGACCAGGTTATTACCGATGACGTCGGTCGTGACTTGGCGACGAAGGTCAACGCAGCGGTCATTGCGGCTGTTGCCGGAGTGTCTGGTTTGAACTCGGTTACGTACACGAATGCAGCCCCGACGACTGCCCTTCTGGGTCAGTACCTGCAACAGGGTATCGACCTGATCACCGGTGGAAACTACTCAAAACCCGACGCCATTCTCTTAAGAGGAGACAGGTGGGGTCGCATCCTTTCCTACACTGACGCGCAGGGTCGCCCGCTCGTCATCCCGAACCCGAACTATGGACCGTACAACGTTCAGGGTTCCTCGGTTGGTCAGAACGTGCAGGGTTACGCCGGCGAGTACCGCGGCATGCCCGTCTACATTGACCCGATGATCCCGAACAACCTCGGCGCTGGTAGCAACCAGGACGAGGTGTTCATCATCGATTCTCAGCAGATTAAACTGTGGGAGTCCGCACCGAAGGTGGAGTCGTTCGACGCCACCTACGCGAACCAGATGAGCCTGTTCATTCGTATCTACGAGTATTACATGCTCATCCCGAACCGGCTGCCGAAGGCGATCTCGCTGATCACCGGTACCGGCATGATCCCGGGTGCTTACGGCCTGTAACCCCTGATGGCGGGGTGTCCTTTGGGGCGCCCCGCCATCACTTTGAAAGGAAAAAAGCATGGCACAGAAAGCAATCAACTATGGCGTTTCGACTCTCGATTACATCGACGGGTTGAACGACGAGCTGAAGGCTCTGAACCCGAAGGCGAAAGATTTCGCTGAGCGTGAAGGGCTGATCAAGGGGGAGCTTGACGCTGCCCAGAAGAACGTCGAGCTGGAGCGTCTTGAGGTGGCTGAGGCTGCTGCTGCGCAGCGTGCGGCAGACCGCGCGGCTTAAGCCTCCGCTGGGTGCCCGGTCTGGCCGGGCACCCCACATTCTTTGGAGCGCACCGTGGACCCCCATACTGATCCGCTCATTTTGGAACTTGAACTGAGACTGCATATGTCTTCCGACGCTGAGGAAAGAGTTGAGCTGATGACCCAGTTAGCCGCGTTGGGTGTCCTTAGTCGTGCTGTGAGATTGCCGGTGGAGTCCAGGTGAGCACCATTCAGGGTGGTGTGTATTCGGCCACATATGTGAATGCTGCGGCTCTTACCGGGGCGACGGTGGTGTTGACGGTGACTGCCCCTGACCTGACATTCTCAACTCCGGTGGTGACTGTCTCGGGGTCGTCTGCGACAGCGACCGTCCCTGCCGTGCAGGTGGGTTCTTATCTGCTGGTGTGGACTGTCACTGGGACGATCACGGATGCGCAGCAGGATCAGTTCATGGTCGTGGCTGCCGCCCTCGATCTCGTATCGCTCGCAGATTTGAAACTTGATCTGCGCATCTCGCCCACCGATTTTACTTACGACTCGCAACTGCGGCGGTGGATCAAAGCGGCGCAAGCGGCAATT